TCAGGGTTTGTCGGACGAATTCGGCTTGCTGCGCCACCGCGCCCACCATACGGCCAGTTTGCGGCGCCTCCTGCGCATCGAAGGAATATCATGCGAAAGGACCAGCAGGCCGAGCGGAACCATCCAGAAGCCGAGGACGGGTAGAAAGCCGACCAGACCCCCACAAACGAGCAGCACGCCGATGAGCACACGCAGTACCGGCGAGTTGGGCAGTCTCATTCGCCACTTGCCCAGAACGATCTCGCGCGTCCTGGAATCGATGCCAAAATGCTTCTTCTTGCCTTCGGTCGCCATCATTCTGCTTTCGTATTGATGACCCACAGTTGGTGCCTTCTCCACAGGGGGGCAACCGGCTGCCGTCATTTTTTTTTAAAAACCGCTTGGCAAATCGGAAAAGCATTTGTATTAGCAGCCTCACTTCTGCGGCGCAGATGATCCCTGGTAGCTCAGCGGTAGAGCACTCGACTGTTAATCGATAGGTCGCCGGTTCGAATCCGGCCCGGGGAGCCAGTTTCCTGAATAAGTGTCTGTTTTTGTTGAGGAATCTGAAAACAGACACTTTTTCCCCTCTTTCCCTCCCCCCTATCAAAGGTGCGCTAATCGTCGCGAATCCAGTTCTGGATCTGCGGAATTGGCAGGAGCGGATGAGCGCCATTGCCCAAAAACCTGGCCAATTTCTGAATATTTCCCTCTCGCATCGAATCGGATGCTGATCGTCTTCGACGTTAAGGAGGCGCATGACGCGCGCATGGTCGATCACATTCCTGTGATCGCGGGGCGCAAGAGATTATCGAATGCAAGAGGCGATTCCTGGCGGGATGGCATTTATAATGCCGCTCCCCATGACCAGTAGCTTTTGCGGTATTGAGTGTGAAGCGCTCTGGCTCGTTAGAGTTCGAGTCGTAATTATTACGACTTGATTTTCTGTCACCCCCATGAGCAGTCGTCGGAAACAGCAACTCATAAAGCTCTTTTCGGCGAGCAGTCTGGTAGGACAGCTCTGCGGCGGTGCATTCCTTGCGGCGCAGGTTCTCGTCGATCATCGCCATTTCCGAGAAGCAAACGCTGTTGTGGTCGGGGCCGAGGACCACCCATTCATCGCAGCCGATAGGAGAGAGAATTAGCGCCTTCTTCGATTCAGAGACGTCGATATCTTCCCGGTTTCTCTGAGCTCCTTGACGATTGCCCGAGCTGCCGACAAGGAAGCCTTTGCTTCGTCATCCGGATGCAACGCCGGCTCTTTCTGCTCCGGTTCGACCACACACAGTCGCTGCATTTCCTCAATCGCCGCCAGCGTCGTGAAGTCCTTTCCGGCAATCCGCATAAGCTTGAGCCTACCGCGCTTGGCCTCACGGCGAAGTCCAGCAGGTGTAATCCCTCCGTACGGAAATGCGATCGGGATGATGTCCTTGAGACGCATGGGGGCGTTTGGGTCGGGTCTGTCTTTGACGGGCTGCGGCATCTGAATTCCTCGCCTTCCGCCGGCCAGCGCCCTCTGGCGCCTGCATCCCCTGCCAATGTGGCTTCGGCCGGCGGCTAAAAATTCAAGTAGATATTGGCTTCCGGTCGACGGTGGTAGCGGTAATCGCCGCTGTAGCCGTAGTCCCGACCGTAGTCATGGCGTGGGAAGCACCTGCCGTAGTAACGGCATGAACGCCAAGCATGGCGCCTGTTCCAGTGGTTGTCTCGCCAATTGCGTCGATGGTTGACCTGCTCAACGGCATCCGTCTGCACTTGTGCTGGCTGCGGCACGTAGATCGGCGCAGCGGTCACCGGCACGGCGAAACACGCAGCAAGAACTACGCCTGTGAGAGCGGATATGAGCTTGCTCATGAAGGTATCCTCCTCGGTGCCAACGAAAATGCGCCGCCGAGGCTGAACCGCCGATGAATGCTGTTCGCATGACGAAAAAAGCCCCTCGCCCGCGAAGGGCAAGGGGCTGGCGCCTGCGTGGGCGGTCGCCATGAGCGCGTTGGTCCGGTGGTGAGCCGGCAGCCGGGCGGCTGGTGGTGGCAATCTGCGCTCGGTGCTCTTTAAAATTCATTGCGCCGCCAGGACGCGTAACTCAGCCAGTCACGTCCGCCGCGCGTATTGTTGCAGTGCTTGCATGCCATCGCCAGGTTGGCCGAATGGCCCGTACCGCCATCAGCGCGGCGCTGCAGGTGCTCCAGTGTGGCAGCGTATGGCCGCGCAGCGTCGTATGGTCGGTACGTCAACACGACCTGCTCTCCGCAGTAGCAGCAGCGCCCTTGCTGCTGCCAGAACAGAAGCCATTTGAAATACCTCGCAGCGCGCGTGTCCATTGCTGCCTCCAAAGGGGTGCCGCCTTCATGGATCGGCGGCGCCGAGCCTTGATCTCGGCTGCCGCAGGTCGGCATGGCTGAAACCTAGGCGGGCTGCAGCCGCTGCGTGGCTTTTTGGATTTCATGGATTTGGAAGGCAAGTTCGTCGAGGCCAGAGTTTTCCCGCAGCTCGAACTCGAGCAGATCTTCCATGGCCTTCAGGTTGCTGAATAGCTCTCCGATCAAGGTGACGGCTACCCTTGCCTTCATCTGAAGATCGTAGGCGTCCGGCGACCAGGGGCGGTGCGGGCGGCAGTCGTCAGCGCCCTGCACCTGCTCTCTGCCAGTCTCAGCGGACTGGCATCTTAATCTTTTGCCTTCTTCAGGCTCAAAGGCAATCGTTGGCACGGGTCTTAATCTTGCAATCTTCGCTGTCATGTTGCTCTCCTCGTGTTGCGATGTTACCGAAAAACCGGTATGTCATTAAAAAACACCAACATCGAACCAATGTCAACACTAAACAGTGACATTGTTGTTTTTTAATGAGGTTGATCATGACTCCCGCTCAGTGTCGTGCCGCACGTGCACTTCTCAACTGGACGCAGCCCCACCTGGCCGAAGCGGCGGGTGTGTCACCTTCAACTCTTCGGGACTTTGAATCCGGCAAACGTATACCGATTGCGAACAACTTGGCGGCTATCCGAACGGCGCTCGAAACAGTCGGTGTGACGTTCTTGGAGGATGGCGACGTCGCGGCGGGGTCAGGCGTGGCTATGCACCCAACTAACTAAGCATTGACCACGCCGATTCGCTTCAATAGCTTCCACTTCGCGGCCCACCAATCCGCAAGCACCACCACAAGAGGAGACCACAAGAATGCGGTCGGCATCCGTGCCGGCGGCAACGGTCTTTCGCTATCTGGAGGTGCCTATGTCCCTAACGATTCCGCTCGACGCCATATACACGACCGACGAAGCCGCGGCGCGCTTGCGCGTGTCCCGGCGGACGATGATCAAGCTTGGGCGCGATCTCGGCTCATGCTCGATGATGGGTCGGGAGTATTTTTTCAGCGAGCGCGATCTCCTCGATATTTGGCAGGCTCAGCGAGCAATGCCGACGAGCTCTCAAGGACGCGCGGTCAACGTGAAGGGGATTCTGTCTGATGTGCGGCTCCAGCATTCGCTGCAGCGCCTCACCCGGAAAAAGAAACGGCTCCGGCAATGACCGCAGATCTTCTTTCGCAACTTCCCCTGTTCGCCACCGACCAGCAACTGGCTGTCGCAATCGTTGGCAAGGATCGCGCGACGATGTGGGTGAAGACAGTCATCCCTCAACTCGAGCGAAAGGGCTTCCCGCGCATTGATCCACTGCATGACGGCCGGCCAGTGCCGCTCGTGCGGAGATTCTACGAAGGGTATTTCGGTATCACAGCTGGCTTCAATGCCGCTGCGCCCGACGGGAAGGAGAACTTGGGCATGTGGAAGTCTCGGCGGCGTGTCAGGAAATCTGCCGATGAATGACTCCCCTCGCCTCATCGGCCGGAAGGAAGCGGCTGCATACTGTGGAATCTCCCCGACCTGTTTCTCGATGTGGGTGGCTAGCCACAAAATGCCGCCGGCAATACCTGGCACGCGCAAGTGGGACAAACGCGCGATTGACGCGAAGCTGGATGAGATCAGCGGGCTTACCCCTGCTGAGCCGCAGGATCCCTTCGTGAAGTGGATGCGGGAGCATGGCGGAGAGCAAGAGACGGGCCTCCAAGGGTGGCGCCGGGAACGCGATTCGACGCGCGCCGAAGCACCTGCCAGCAACTACGAAGATTGGAAAGCCAAGAAACTTAAGCGGCGGGAGAAGTATCGGCCACAGTTGGGATTAGACGCCAAGCTCGAGCGGATTCTGCGGTTCATGGCTGATCACGCGGATTGCGACACCATCGACACCATTCCGGGCGCAGGTCCGGTAACAATCGAATGGCTAGTGGAGAAAAGCGCTGTTCGTCTTGTCGGAACTGACGGCCATGCTCTCCGGTACGCTGTCACGGAAGAGGGTCGCGCGGAACTGCACCGCATTCAGAAGTGGAATTCGCTGACGCCTTAGTACCCCCTTTGGGCGGCCTCTAATCCTTGACTACAACCCGCATTGTGAGACCCTGATTTCGTTTGGTTGTGCTGCGTTAGGGAGGTCGAAGATGACCTTTGACAACGACGTTGAGGTGGCGCTCGCTACCGCCTGCGAAGAGCTTGAGATTACGCGAAAAGAGATGATCCGTCTTATCATGCGCGAATGGCTGGAACAGTACGGTTTTCTACCGTTCCGTGAACTGGACGAGGGAAGCGAGACAAGGGGAAACGCGTAGCGTCGCGGTCGCCCGCTATCGCTTCATCACTTCGCTCGAAAGACCCTCCGCATCCTCCTCCCGCTCCCGTATCCCCTTGAACGACGCGTGCCGCAGTTTCCCGTCATCCGTCCAGGTTCGATATTCGACTTCGGCGACGAGCACCGACCAGTGAAGATGGCGCCCTTGCGCTGCCCCTGCCCTATCCAGCTCCGTCGGTGCCGACGTCTATGTACCGCCCAATCGACCGTAGGTAGGCCACGATCTCCGATTTGAGGAAATCACGGTCGCCGTAGGTATCCTCAATCTGTTCCAGTTTGCGCTCTACCTTCGCATACTCAGCCGGGGAAAGGTCTGCGTCCCCGAGCACGTATTTGTCGTGACCGACCGCACAGATACCGCAGCCGGTCTCCATGATTTCATCGACGAAGGCGGGAATGTCACTCTCCTTCATCAGCTTTTGTTTGATGCTCTGCGCCATAGGGTTGCTCTCGTTCGCGAATTCGCGCGTAGATTAGACAGGCTGCCGCATCACAGTAAACTCGTAAGAAGTGACAATCCTCGAACCGAGTTCGCCCCGGTTCGTTCCATCAATGCCGCCCCTCGCTGCTCGTGCCTTTGCGTTTTCTACATCAGCTCGAACACTGCCGCATCCTCCTCCCGCTCCCGTATCCCCTTGAACGACGCGTGCCGCAGTTTCCCGTCGTCGGTCCAGGCGCGGTATTCGACCTCCGCGACCAGTACCGGCTCGACAAACACTGCGGCTTTTCTCCTGAGGGCTACGGCCGGCGATTTCGTCGCCATCCCCTCGAGGAGCTTCCGCAGCTCTCGCGAGAGATCGTGCGACCAGCCCGTGCCGCAACCGCCGACATAGACGAGCTCTCCGCCCTTCAGCGCGGCAAGCAGAAGCCGACCGAGGTGGCCCGTCACGGTCGACGGCTCGAAGCCGACGATCACGAAACTATCCCGGCGCTTGCAGGTGATCTTCTGCCACCACTCGCCGCGGCCGGAGCGGTAGGGCTTCTCAACGTGCTTGGCGATGATGCCCTCGAGGCCGTGCGCGCAGGCGACCCTGAAAAACTCGTCTCCATCAGCCTGAACCTCTTCCGATAGCCGAATCGCCCCTTCCCGGCCAGCGACGAGCGGCTCGAGCAACCGCCGGCGCTCGCGCAGCGGCAGTCGGCGCAGATCGCGGCCATCTAGATAGAGGAGGTCAAAGGCATAGAAGACGATCGCGCCGGCTTCGACCGCCGACGGCAATCGCCCCAGCGCCCGCTGGAGCATTCCGAAATCCGATCGGCCCTGATCGTTCAGAACAACCGCCTCCCCGTCGAGAATGGCTGTCTTGACGGCAAGTCGTCGAGCGTCATCGACAATCGTGGGAAAGCGTTCCGTCCAGTCGTAGCCGCCTCGCGTGAGTATCCGCACCCGGCCACGCTCGATGTGCACGGCAAGCCGATATCCGTCCCATTTCACCTCGTAGGCCCAGCCAGGCCCCTGCGGCGGCTTGTCAACGAGCGAGGCAAGGCAGGGATCGATGCGCGCCGGCATGGGATCAGTCGGGGGGCGATCTCGAGGCTTCTTTGAGGATGCTCTGGCCATTAGCCCCATTAACGCACAGCCCCGCGAAAAGCCGAATTGACTCTTTCGGCGTAGAGAACATAATAAGAACATCCAGCGGCGATGCGGCGCCATTCCATCAATCAGAGGCGAATTCAGAAGGGCGCGCATCATGCGAACACTTGAAGATGAGATCGGAACCGCAATTGAAGTCGATCTCGCGGTAATGCCTCCTCACCAAAGGCGGGCCTATGCGGGCCTCGACCAGTATCGCCGTCCCGTAGAGGTGCGCGGCGTCCAGGAACTCGCCAAGGGAATTGCCGAATCCTTCGGGGCCTTTGCAATCTTCGATGTCGAGACGGTACTGCGGTCTCCGGCGATTGCGCCATTCGTTACGCAGACGCTCTACGCGATCCCGCTCGAATTAAGGCGGGCCGCCTGCGACCGCGATCGACTAAATGCGGAAAGCGCCCGCAAGGAAATGGCGCGGATAATCTCGGCCGCACTGCTAGCGCGATATCATTTCGAGCCCCTGAAACACGTCAGCGCCTCCTGCCATCCGAATTGGGAACAAGCATTCGAGCAGCAGTTTGGCGCCGGCCGAGGAGGCGATCGATATGAGTGACGAACTGGGAGCCAAGCCCCACATCGAGGCCGGGCCGTATGTCCATTACTGCGACCCCCCTGGCTGCAAGAAATGGGGCAGCTTTGGCTTTGCAGTCGGCCGCGGCGAGCCGAATTGGTTCTGCTTTGAGCATCGGCCGGAGTGGAGGAGCGGGCATGAGGCGCGGCTGGTGGGCTAGGCGGAGCAACACGGCGAAGCGAGAACCGAGTTGTGGAAGGCACGTTCGGAAGACGTGGTAATGTGCCTGATTGATCCCAACGAAGAAGTTGCGTTTATTCAGAACTCACATATGAGAATGTGACCCAAAAGTACTCCGTGTTTTAAGTGCTGGATAAAATGATTGTCAGATCTTCCTTCAAGTGCGTTACCTGCGGCCAAAGACACACCCTACGTATCGGCATGGGACAAGAAACACGGCAAGTCCATCGATTCACATGCACTGAGTGCGGAGAAGACTTGGTCGTCGCTCTGAACGTCGATTACGAAAATATCCGCCACTGGACCGAAGCGGTGGAGAACGCGGAGCACAGTACGGAGGGGCTAGGCGATCCCATCGTGAACTTAGACCCCAACTTTCTCGTTCCGAAGGAGGATCGTGGGCGCGATCGCTCTTTTTCACGTATGCAAAAAATTGCCGAGATCATTGACGAGGCTGAAAAAGCGGGGCGCCCGCTATTGACGATGCCGCAGGGAAAGGAGAACGAGCGACCATTCCGCCGGCCGGATTATTTGGAGGAGTGGCAGCAACTCAAAAAGACCTGGTCGCTTCATGTCCGGGGGCGCGACCATCTGGTTCCCCCAAGGCTATCATCGGCCACCGAAACTTTCTACGCGTCTGATCCGCTCAAATCAGTTGAGGATTGGTTGTGGCGCTTTCTTCTTTTTAGCAGCGGCCAATTTTTTCAGTCTGCGATTCGCCCGGCAATGGCCATTGTTAGTCCACTGATCCGCCTAGCAACCTTTGCGGATTTTGCGAACCATTATAACGAAATATCAAAGGATCGCGGTCACAGATATCTTGAGATATTATCACAGTACTTCGAAGCTTATGATGACTTTTCTCAGGTTCACTTCAGCGTATCTGCCGGCATCGAAATCCCCAGCGATCACATTGTCTCATCTGTTAATTTCAGCCGAACTAAGATGTATTACGGAAACGCGTTTGAGGCGCTTTCATCCTCAGTGGACATCCTCGCTTACCTGAACAACATCGCGGCCAACCGCCCTTTCGGCGCGTTCCAGGAACTGACTCAAAAGGAATACCTCAAGCTAGACAAGCCAAATAGGTTCAACGCGTTCCAAGATTTGACGGAGTTTGCGAACCTTTGCCGCGAAAGAGACAATCAACTAAGAAACGCCTCTCACCACGGCGGAACACGCCTAGAAACAGAGACACAAACTATCCACTACCGTGCCGGGAAGGGCGGTATGGGAGAAGCAAAGACAATCTCGTATACGGCCTATCTCGCGCGATGCAGTCGCATCCATTTGCAACTATGCGCTCTTCTAGGCGTCGAATTGGTGATGTGCAACGCGGCGCGCCTGAAATATCCGTTGTAGTTACGCAGCGGGATCTGCCCATAGCCATGTGAAGCGCAAACTGCCCATCGTTTGACGGGGGCATGCAAAATTCACGCATGCCGTTGTGCGCCGCGAAAGCTATGTGTGCTTCAGTGTAGCCGGGCACACCTGATGCTCTGGGTCGTACCAAAGGACACGCATGATGGTTCCGTGGTGTATGCAGAATATTCGTCGTTTCCCCGTCATGCGAAGGGAGAACAGTGAGTCCAGGTCGTCGTGCTGCAGCTCTTCAAGTCGATCGCGAGCCGGCTTAGACAGTTTATAAACCTCGATGGCGTGTGATCCGCCGTTTATAAGATCCTTTTCGCTCAAGCCCTCGACATTCGTTAGATGAGTCAAAACGTCGCCCATAATGGCGGCTTCTTCAAAGCAGGTCCAAGCAAACGGTCCCGCTTTGTCGGCATGAGAAAACCTCCAAGAAATCGGGCCACCTTTTATGGTCGGATCAGTCTCGAACTTGGCCGTTTTTCGAACGATAGGCGCCTGAGCAACCTTTGGCTGCTTTGGTTTTTTTGCCATGGTCAGAGAGCAGCGTAGTATTCCGCCATCGCGGCATGTTCAATCACGTTGCTGCAACGGGCCCCAACCGGAACACCATCGCGCGCCTCCAGCCACGGCCGCTCAATGTGGGTGAGTTCACTCAGCCATTGAGCTGGCTTGTCGCCGTAGAACTCAAGAACCCGGTCAATCGTCTCTTTCGCGGTTGCATCGAGAATGGCCGAGTTTCCACCGAAGGTGCCGGCCGTTACCAGGAAGTTGCCGCGGTGCCTCGCGTACAAAGCAGGGCACACGGGACCGTTCGCCCAAGCTTCGATGGACTCATCGAAAAGCGGTCGTTCATCCCACACCAGGGACCATGCTTGAGAATAGTATACGAGCTTCTGCAACTTCATTGCAGACATTTCGCCTTTCTGCTCAAGTACATACGTTGCTACGTCGATGGCTGCCATTGGAGAATCTCTTCAAAAGTTGCGGCAATCGCAACAGCCGACATATAGGTTATGCCGCATTAATGGTCAATTTCCCGTTTAGAATAGCAGTACGTTGCACCAAACGCCTAGTTCCGCGCTACCCGCGGCTTCGCCTGGTTCTCAACAATGCGATCGACGCGCAGCGTCATGTTGTCGACCGCATCCTTCACGCCACCGATCGCAGCCATGATCTGCTCGGTGGTCTCGCGCAGCCCCTGCTTGGAAACGTAATGTTCGGCGATATGAAGTTTGTGACTGGCAAGGTCATCCCGCACCGCGCCGATCTTGCCATCAACATACTTCCACACGCCGAAGACCGCGCCGAAAAGGCCGACGAAGAAGCCGACCGCATACATAATCTCTGCGCCGGTCATCTTTTTAGCACCGCCTTCACGCCAGCAACACCGCCGCCGACGTAGAAAATCCATTTGATCATGTCGCCAGCCCACTGCCGCATTTCTGGCGTCGGTAGGTTCGCGACATTCCAGCCAAAGTGGAACGTGCCGTCGAGGATGACGGCCGACCACCAGAAGCCAAGCGGCAGGACGAAAAGTGCGGCGAACATCCAGAACCACGGAAAGGAGAATTTCGCCTTATTGAGATCCGCCATGATGCGGGTCTCTTCGACGACCTGGCGCATGTATTCCGCGGTGAGCTCGGTGCGCAGTTTTTCTTTGTCGACCTCGAGCTCGGCGCGGCGCTCCATCAATTTGATACCGCGCTCGACCACGCCGCCGAAGCCGATCTTGATGAGGAAGGAAATCAGAGCAATCACACCCTCACCTCCTCGCCGCGCCAGCTATTCCAGTGCCTCTGCAGCACGTCTCTATACCTATATACGACATAGCCGACAGCCAGCACCGCAACAGCCGCCGCAATCCAGCCCCACGGCAACCCCGCCATGAACGCCAAAGCGCCAGAGCCGATTGCAGAGCCCACCCCCTTCGTTGCCGCTTCGCGTAGCGCCTTGGCGTCGCGCCGTAGCTGCGAAAGCGTTGCCGGCCCAAGAATGCCGTCGGCTTCAAGGTGCGGGTGGGCTTTCTGGTAGGCGATGATAGCTTCCCGGGTCTTCTCCCCCATCCAGCCGTCGATGGCGCCGGGATTGAAGCCCTTGCTGGTAAGGATTTCCTGCGCCTCCTTGACGACGGCGTCAGGCTTGCGTGGCGGATTCGGCGTGGCTTCCTTTACGGCGTTGCCTGTGGCGTAGCGACCGTTGAGGAACAGTTCGGACTCTTCCTTGCGGCGCCTCACTAGTCCTGGCAGCTTCTTGCCGTCGGCCGTGTTGTAGTGGCTGCCGAGATAGGCGGCTGCCTCTTTCACCTTACCTGCGCGCCAAAGGTCGGCCCACGTCCACTCCATGGCTCCAGCGCCGAGGTTGTAGATCGCGCTTACCGCGGCGTCCATCTGGTGCTGCGTGCGACTCTTTGGCGACGACGCAACGACTGCAGGCTCGAATTCCTCAGCGAGCACCGCGGCGAAAATGGCGTCGGACTGCACGGCCGTAATCTTCGTCTTTCCGGGTACCAGTTTGGTAATTCCCAGGCGAGTTAGCGCTTTGCGCACCGCCGCACTGCGCATCGTAAAGCCAGTGCCGATCGTCGGCACGCCAACCGGATCCAGATAACAGGTCAGCGGGTTGCCTTCGTGGCCACGCATAAAGGCGCGCCCACGGTCAGACGTGGTCGTGATGGTCATGTTGGGTTCCTGTGGTGGGGAGTTATTTGGCGAGCAGGGTCGCCGCGCCGTCGCGCACGGTTTCGTTCATGTTAGCTTTGCGCTTTCGACAAAAATCCCTGCTTAAAGGCAGAGAACAGAGAGAGCCGGGTGAAACGGTCTCGGGGCTGCGGGTACAGCCTCCCGTTGGAGGGCCGAATCATGTCAGATCTCGCAGGACCTCGCGATGGGATCACTCGTATGCCTAAACTAAATCGAAGCGATACGATCGCTATTTCGGTACTTGGATTGATCCTCGCGTCGATTGTACTGGTAGCGTGGGCTCCGCCCCCCATTTTGGTAGATCGGGAGGCCGTCTCTGGCGAGACGAGTTTCAATGTTTGGCGAGACACTCTGCCGCAGTGGTTGATGGCCGCCTTCGGTATCGCTGGCACCGTAGTCAGCGGACTAGCAGTGTTTTTGGTTTACGACACGCTCAAGGAAACACGGCGTGCGACCAGTCGCTGAACAAAGTGCCGCAGCGGCTGTCGATGCAGCGTCACAGGCAAGAGAAACGAACAGGCTCGCTGAAATGGCCTCGATTCTCGAAAATAGGCCCTGGGTCGAGATACGTGATTTCACCATCGACCTACTTCTGATTTTAGAGTGGCCACATCCCGCTATTAACACGCGATATGGTATGTCTGTTTCTGGAAGGTATCGAATAAAAAATCTAGGAAAGACACCAGCGGTGAACGTGTATTCAGCACAGGCTCTCGCGGTGCGGCATGACGTTCACCGCAAGATGGAAAACTACATCGAGGATGCCTTCAGAAGACTCGAGAAGAAGGAAGGCCTGTTTTTCCAAGGGATACTGGGACCAGGAGTCGAAGATGTTGTGACATTCAGTTGGCTTTTCCCTGTCGCGGAGCCGCCAGTCATTGGAGCAGGCTACGTCCAAAACGAACTAGAAATCGCAATAGCTCCTGTCGTGGCCTACGAGTCGAACCTCGCGGAGGGCAAACTTCAGACTGCTCAAGCCTTCGCCCTGAAGCTTGATGCAGAGCCTGGCATGCATCGTTTCGATCCAGATTTTGCAGCCATCAGAGAGAAGGGAAAGCCCGAGAATCTCGTTGCAGTCCGTACGGCACGGTCGAGAATGACCTAACTAGATTTGCCGCTATTGGTCGTGGAGACATGCTAACCTGTCTTGGCCGCCACGATCGAGCAGCGGCCAAGCATGCCGTCCGTTACGTGTTATCCGCATACGGGAATGCATACCAAGTGCCCCCGAAATACATCAGCATGATCTGATCGCTGCCGCTGTTCAGAACGCGATCGGCGCCAGCGTTGATGTTTCCGGTGCCGTTCTTGATGGTGACATCTCTACTCGACGACGACGTCTTCAGCACGATGGTGTCGCCGTCGAACGCATCAGCGTCGGTGATCGTATCAAGGTCATCCGTCGCGGCGGCGCCTTCGGTGTCGATGACGTAAAGCCCCGAGCGCGTGCCGGTGAGCGTTAGTACGCCGCCAGCAATGGACAACGTCGAAACGTGACGAACAAAGTTGGGGCGGCCACTAACGAGCGTCGGTCCCCAGTTGTTCGCGTCGTTGAACGGGAACATGAAGGCATCAATGCCAGCGACCTTCCGAAGCTGCGAGTTCGACGTCCGGTTAGCAACGAGGTCCGTGCGCGGGTCAAACATTGTACCGAGGTCGTCCAAGAAGATGACCGTCTGGTAATGTTCGCGACCCGGTTCCCTTTGCCCGTGCCCCCACTTACACCAGTCCGCTCTTCCATGCCGTAGAACAGGTGCACCTTGTCCTCATCGACGACGACAGAGCCCTGGCCCAGCGCCGATGCGCCGCCAGGCTCGCGGCGAGGAAGCTGCCCGAGGTTGAACGCCTCGACTTCATCCCAGAAGCTCGAAGTCGTGATGGGACCGCGAAGGTAGAAGGCGCTTGCCCTCTCGTCAGTGCCAAGTCCCTCGAGAACGCCGTTACGGTAAGCCGTCACGGCGTGGATCATGCCGTCCTTGATATCGAAGGACACCGTGGCAGAAGACAGAGCGTTCGGGCCGAAGAAGCCTGATCCCGCAGTCCAAAACAACGGGATAGTCGCGAGATTGTCGGTGGAAACCCAGTATCGAGGATTTCCGCCACCACCATTGCGCATAAACCCGACATAGACGCCGCTGGCAGCATCATAACGGATCGTCGGCTCCTCGAACGAAGACCCGGTTCCCAAAATGTGGGCGGTCCAGTTGATGCCGCCGTCGGTCGATCGCATCGCGACGGCGCCCTCGCCGTAAGATGCCCCCACTACGATCGAGCCGGCATGACCCACGGTAAACGAGTGAACCATCACCGGCTGGCCAGTGAAGCCTGCCGGCGTCGGGAATGTGATGTTGGTCTTTGTCCAAGGACCGTTGTAGTTTGACGTGTCGCTGGTTCCCAGCGTCCGCTTCCGAAGCGTGTAGGTGTACGGCGGAACGTCAGTCGAGCCGGAGGGCACGCGGACAAAGAGATATTCATTCGTTCCGTCGAAACCTGCGGACCACAGGGTTTGGCCGCTTGCCTTGGCGTTCAAATATTCGCCGAACGAGAACGTCGAGCCGCCATCATCGGAGCAGTAAAGAGCTATCCGGCCCGTGCCGTCGCCATGGCTTTCTTTCTCGTTGACCCATACGCGCAGCTGGGTACCAGCTTTGTAGGCCTTGTCCTGAGCCCATGCGGTGTAGAGGAGTCCGTTGGTGATCTTCGCGGTGTCAGTCCGCAGAAAATCGCGGCTCGGAAAGATGACGTTCCCGACTTTGAACGCCGAGTTGCGGATCTTCGCGAAGCTGCCCGGTTTCGCTTCGACCTTGTAAGTGAGTCCGCCTCCATCAATCATCTTGCCGGAGGTGATTGCGCTTGTTACCGCCGCGCTGTCGTCTGTCGATCCATCACCCGCCGCGCCGAATGCACGAAGGCTATGGGGAAGAGCGTCCAAGGCGAGAGCCGACCGAATTTCTTCAAACGTCTTGCTCTCTCGGGCCGTTCCAGCAGCATTGTCAACCAGCATGCGATTTGGCGCGACCGGAGGCAGATCAACCCCTGCAGCCGCGGCCTCAGCGGCGGCTTGTGCAGTCTCTGCGCGGGTGGCCGCGGCCTCTACTTGGGCAAGTAACGCCGCACTCGATTGGTCACTTATGAGCCGGAACGTTGCGCCAGCAACAATGCCCATCACGATCATGCCCGCGACAAGGCCCCCGACCGCGATATTGTTGCCGCCGTTTGTCTTCATCGTCAGAGCCGTGCCGCCATTGAACGACACGGTGACCGGGCTTGCGGTGTTTGCCTCAAATACATTCATCCAGACTAGCGCAGAAGAACTGACTGGAATAGACGTGGTCGCCTGAATGGCATTGGCCGTGCCCGCGCCTGCGTCGGTCGCGATAATGAAAGAGTATGGTAGATCAGCAAGGCGCAACCATGAGCCGGCACCCGAAGCGCCGACCTTGCGATATACGCCGTTGTTGGCAACGATAGCGTCCTTGATAACCCAAGCCATCGTATAGGCGGGATAGCCAAGGCTCGCATCCGCTGCCGCCTTGTCGGGGAAAACAAGTCCACCGCTCGAGAGAAACGCGCCAATAATTGTTTCATATTGCGTGAGCAGCGCACGAATTTCAGACTTGGCCGGCTGCAGCGGAGACCCGAACGGCCCATCTGCAAAAACTGTTTCAGCGTTCGGAGAGAATGCCACTTAGGACTCCTGAAAAGAAAAGCCCCCGGCGCTAGCCAGGGCTTGAAAGTTGATGCTGTTGTGTGGCGTAGGCGCCGCAGAGGCCGCCGAAGGTCGGCGTTAGGTCACGGTAAACGTGCCCGTCGCAGCGGATGCACCCTCGATGCCAGAGTGGTTGATCGACACTATCCAGCCGTAATAGGTGCCGGCAGCGAACGACCTAGAGGTCGAATCCGCACTCGATGACGCGCCGTATTCTGGCGGCCCCGCGTAGCTTGCCGTCCCGAAGTTATCGACCGTGTTCCAGTAGATTTTCGCGCCAGCGTAATTGCTGCTGTTCGGAGCGTTCCAGTTGAACGTTGCTGCGCCTAAGCCGCCCGTCGCGCTCGGCGCGGTAACCACGCCTGGCGGAGTCGGATCAGCCGTCGAAGTCACTTCTTCCGTGACGGACCAGTTTGAGTACTTTCCGTTGGATGCCTTGAATGCCACCTGCACCTGTAGTTCCTGATCAACAGGGACCGTGTTGGTATTCAGATTGATGTATCCGCCAGACGGATCAGCACCTGGGAAAGCCTGCTCAATCCATGCGCCGGGAGTGCCGGCGCCGATATCGGCAACGCGGTAGCGGACCACAGGAATGAAGCTATCGTCAGCCGGGTCGATGACCACCACGCGGATGTATACCGAGTTGTTGCTCGCCTTCGCCTGAATAAGGTTGATGACCGGAGTCGGAATATTTGACGCGTTCACCGCCGGAGGAACCGGAGGCTGCTGCCCCTCTTCTGTTGTTGGATTCCAGTCGTCGATGCCATCAGGCTGCTCGACGAAGTCCATCGAAAAGCCGCCCTTGGTGAGGGCCAGCACAGATCGACGGTTCTCGAGAAGCTTACCATCTAGCCGCGGTAGGCGGTTCGGGGTTTCCAAACGAACCCACCGCGCATAGACAGCGTTGATGCCGGATAGCCGGACATCCAAGCTGCCCTTAACCTTCTGCCGCAATCGCAGCCAGTCTCGCTTGCCCAGCCTCCGTGCTTGCCGCCACTGGTGGCACCATTCGTAGCTGCCTTCCTGCGTCAACACACGGCCAGCACTTAGCTGCGCGGCCGTATCTTCAAAGAAGTCGGTGTCGCAGCTTGTGTAGTTCGTGGCCGGATAAGTGAACTTCGGCACGAGCCGATTGCACTCGTCTTCGAACAGCACGTCGTACTGGACCTGATGACCGACAATGTCGGCATCGGTCAGCGTTGCGGTTCTGCTTTCGCGGAACTTACCGACGGTTAAGATGCGGGCTCCATCGCCGCGCGCGACCAAGTGACCGTCGCAGGTCGAGAGAATAGCGTTCAGCCCAGACTTCGGGCCGTTCTCTGTCGTGTCCCAGCCGTTGCACTCGTAGCGCGGTTCTGTGCCGCCGCCTTTCAGCGGCACCAACTCGTCGCAAACGTCGGCCTCTTCCTTCCAAAGGTCGATGACTGGAAGCAGTGCCTTTGTGTAATCAAGGCCGAATCCGAATTCATTGAAGCAGAGATGCCAGGCGCAGATGACCGCAGAATTGCGCGTCCACGTCCAGGTGCTCTGATCCGCCGGATCCTGCGCCGGGTCGCGGAAATCCCAGCAGACTGCGCCGTCGATCTCTACCGAAGGAGATGGGGCGCCGTATGGAAATGCCGTCTGCTGATCCTGCGCGTCGGCGTTGTGCGCACGCATGGCAAGTGAAGCCTGACCGTCTCCGCGATGGGCGTTGGTCCAGATGCCGTCAGCGCCAAGTGCCGAGACAAGCTCCGAATAAGGCGTTTCTGGATTGTCGCCGAGGCGGGTGTATAGCCGCACGCTAGCCGAGCCCGCCCCGTACCTGCCGCCAGTCGTGAGCGGAGTAACGACGTCGCCTACAACCGTCACTTCGTCATCGTTCAGATAGAACCGATTGAAGGATTTGATCTTGTGGCCCGCAATAGCTTGCACGGAATAAAGGTTGGACCCTACGGCCTCCCACATCATCCGCGCGCCAGCCAGCCGTGTGCGGCCGACGGCATAGGTGCGAAACGGGATCGCCTGGTTCAGAGGAGACCTACCGTCTTCCGGCTTGGGCGGCTTTGGCGTTTGCGCCATAAGCGCCTGAAGGCCGATCGAGATCGCCGTCGTCGCAATTGCAGAAGCGATGGATGCGTAACTGATTGTCGTGGCGCCGATCGCGAAGCCACCAGAGCCGAGCACAGCCGTGAAGATCGGCGTGAAGATTGGGTCGAACATGACTTCGCTGTAAAGCGAAGTCGTGCTGCCGAGGCCGTAGCGCTGCAGCATCATACGGTGATGGAAACTCATACGTCCGGATCTCCACCAGGCGCGCGCCATACGGCAACGTGGTCTAACTTCTTGGCGACGACCCCGGATGGCGACAGCAGAGCCCAGAGCGGCCCGAAACGGATCGCGCAGATTTCCTTGGTCTCACCGTCCAGCCCCGTCGGTGCCTTGACGACACCGACGTCACCGTCGTGCGGATGCTGGACGCGCTTGAAGCCCACCGGCTCCAGCGCAGCGGCCGCGAACGCAACGACGCCGCCCGCCCTCGCCAGTATGTCATGGGCGCCCTTGGATGAAGCGTAGGTGCCGCGGTACTCCTCTGCCGGGTCGAACCCGATGCTCTCTTGCAGCCATGTCCCGCAGAACGTCGTGCAGTCGTCGCCGCCCATCCCGCCCCACCTGAAGCGGTGAGGCAGCGCCAGAAATTCGTGCAATGTCATGAATACCTCGGGCGCTGTGGCCTAGAAGTTTGGCCAGACTGGCTGGACGCCTCTGGCGAGCCTGCTGACGCCGTCGCAGAACTTATCAGTAGACGAGATCGCCTTTTGGTGCGGGGTAGACCAGACAGAGCGCGCTCCGCGCGAGCGAGTGGCCTCTCCGGCAACAACGGCCAGAGACAGGGATAGCGTCACGGTTTGCCCGCTAGGCGTGGCTGGCGACGATTCCGATACATGCGAAGCAGTGCCGGTCCAAATCGGAATGACGTTGCTCATCGGCTGGTAGTAGTGGTCCAGCGTCGTTATGCCCATCTGCACAGTAGCGCCGCGAACGGCTGGTAGGGTGTCTATCATCCTAGCAGCTGACGTAGGATCGATGCCGGAGAGCGTGAACTCCACGCTGTCCGCCGTGCCGTTTACCAGCACCTCGAGCGTAGGCACGCCTACCAACTTGCCGCCGCCTAGGTAGACCGTGCCGGTTGGGTCAATGCTGTCGAAGTTGGCCGGAATATCGTTGATCCCGAACCACATATGCAGCGACGGCGTGGTGCCGATGCGCAGGAAGATTCCGAGCTGATGGCTGCCCCGCAGTTCGTTGATGACGTTGTCCGGAACCCAGCCCATGCGCACCTCGACTTATGGTTGATTTGGTGCTTAGCTGCACCGAGCAAAAAACGGAGCGCCGTATGCCATTGGGAATCGCCGATTACGAAATCTCGAACTTCAACAATTCACCAGATTTGCCAACGCTGTGGCGCGCCGAAGTAAAATTCAGCCATGACGAAATGGTCGACGACTACGACGTGGCGCACTGGGTCATGGTGAAGGTGCGTGTCACAGCACCCGAGAGCGTAACTGTTGAAGAATTGCGGGAAACTGTTCACCGCAAGGCCGTGGACCAGCTGCGCCTTGCGCTTCAACGCGTCGAAGGTAAGTCAGCACGAGAGCTTCTTGCTGACGCCGCACGGAAAGTCGATCTCGATCACCAACCGAAACTACAAGATGCTTCATCTTAGAACGCCTCGACAAACTGGATGGATTGCTGCGTCACAAAGAACGCTTCTACTACGCTTGGCAGCGTGAAATCCGACTTGAACTTCGCCACGAACCGCGGGCGAGCAAACTCGACACGCGTGCCTACGCTGACCGCCTCGCGCAAAGGCGGCGCGAGCGCCAGCGTGTAGACAGGATTTCCTTCCGATGTTTTGCTTATCACCTGCCAGTAGCGGTAAGCGCGCCAGCCCTTCGTCGTGTGGTGGATCGAAAACCAGTCAGACCAGCGCAGCGGCCTATCAAGGCCGTAGACGCGCATCTTTATAATTCCAGCATTCAGTGCCGCTGCTTCGGTGATCTCACCGTACACAGTTGCCTGGCTGTAGCCTGCGCCATCCGAGAAATAAGATCCGTCAGAGTGCGTGATGCCGCTGACGATGGGCGCAGGCAGGTTATTGACTGTCGGGAACGGCCCAAACCAATCGGTAATGATCGGCACATTGATGAAGCGGAACCCGCCGTTAAGGCGGGCTCCAAGCCAATTCACGTATTCGTAGTGCTCTGGGTTTTTAATTTTGCAGTCTTCATATGTCGCGGTGACGATACCGCCACCGCTCATTTCGATTGTCTGCCCCTCGCCTACGCCATTACGTCCGCCATCGATCGACGATCCAGTGACGTCATAGATAGTCTTCACTGGTCCAATGAAATTGGCTTCCAGCGTCGGCTGGTTCGTATAGACCGCCATCGATCAACCCTTCTGGCTAGTGTACCTGCTCTGCATGGTGCCGAAGCCGCCGCGGCGCTGGTTCTCGTTGTACTGACTAAGCCCCTCGCCGACGCCCTGCTTGACCAGCGTGCGGATGTGGTCGTCGCCGCTCGCGCCGCTGATTTGAACCTGCAGGACGCCAGGCTGTACGTTGCTGTTCGCCGACGTTCCGCGTCCATTAAGACGAGGTGCACGCGGGGCGCCAACCATGCCGCCGTTGGCATACCCGCGAAGGCGCTCGAGCGTAGGCACGCCAATGCGGCTGACCGCAGCAGCGTCGAATACGTATTCGCCCTTATGGACGATGCCCGCAGGTGTGTACTTGCCGCCAGTACCGGTAAAGCCGCCCTTGTCGAACAGCCCTATGCCGCCGCTTGCCGCTAGCTGTGCGGAGCCGCCAAAGCCAGCGCCTGTGATTAGCGACAGCCACGAAGATCCGCCAAGACCTCCAGCAGCACCCATATTCTGGGTGATCGCTGCCAACCCGGAATTGAAACCGCCGAGCCCGTTAACGGCGCCAGCGGCGGTTTCGCCCATCTTGGCAATCTGGGTGTTGAACTTGGCGACGTAGGAGTTTCCAGTCGTCCCCAGAATGTCCGCGCCCATGCCGCCCTTACCGACAGATCCTGGGCCGCCAAACCAAGCCTGAGCCGCGCCGCTTGCGCCGAACTTGTCGGCGTAGCCACCGAAGCGGTGATTGAAGATGGCGTCCTGCGCGGACCTGTCGCCAAGAAACTCACTTGCCGACAGCCGTCTTCCGAGAGCCGCCTCAGACCATGGGCCGATATTGTTGCCCATGACCTGATAAGCGCCGTATGCTCGGTCGCCGTTGCGGGTGACTGGGCCAAGTGCGCCGTAGTTGCCGCCGCTCTCAATTGCTTGGACGGCCTTGGCATACATTCCGATATTGCCAACCGCCGGCAGGGCCGAACGCGTCACCGCCCCGACAGGAGCTGCAAACGTCGTGGCCGCAGAAGATGCGACGGCAGCAATGCCACCGCTCTTGCCGCCGCCACCAAGGAGAGCCGAAGCAAGAGCGCCGCCGATCTGCTCAAAGAGGCTGTCCAGCGACTTCTGCATGGCATTGGCTGCGGCGTTCTTGATCGCGTCCGCAAAGGATTCGCCGATGCTCTTGCCGCCAGTAAGAATGCCGCTGCTGAATTCCGATAGGAACGACTGAGTAAGGTCGGACAGTTCTTCCTGCTGAAACCTGTTGCGGATCATCGCGGCATTGTTGCCGCCAAGATCCTCATCGAGTCCGTAAGACCGCAGCCGCAGCTTAACTGCCTGCTCCTGCTTAGAAAGGCCAGCAAAGGCGGAGTCGTCCAGCAAGTCCTGCTGCAACTTGGCCTGGGACAAGGCTTGCGAGTACTTGCTGTATAGCTCGACCTTCTTCTCGATCTCGGCGCGCTGCTCGGAGCTAAGCGACCGACCCTTGTCTTCCGCCTCCTGCAGTAGCTCGAGCCGGAAGCGTGCAGCATCGGTCTGGACGCCGTATTCTCCCGTTAGTTCTGTCTCGAGTTGCAACTGCGCGATACGGTCGTCGGCACTCTTGACCAGGTCGCGATAGGCGTTCGCTGCACGCTGCGCGGCAGTCTCCGCCTTCTTCTGCTCCCCAGGCAAACCTTCCAGTTCAATGAGCGGTCGGCGCTCCGGCACTGGGCCGCCCTCAGGCAGGCGAAAGCCGCCGCCCTGTATCGCTCCATCAGCACTGCGCTCAACGTCGCCATAGGTGCCGCGGCTCGGATGGCGCGACGTAAGCGCGATGGCAGCGTCTCGGTCGAACTTCTGTGCGCCGCGCGATGCGGCGTCGATCACTGGAATAAGCTTCTCGAAGATTTCCAGATAGGCTTGGAGCTCAGGGCTGGCGTTGTTCTTGACGATCTCAGCTAGTTCTTTGTGCGCCCGCTTTGCAAGGTCGACAGATGCCTTGCCTTCGTCAATCCCCTTCGTCAGCTCACTGAACGTCGCCTGAAGCTTGATGACTTCGGAGGCATCCTCGCCCATCTGCGAGATACGCGACACGATATCGCCGATCTGCGTATCGACGTCGCCGAGTTGCTTGCGAAGCTCGTCCCACTGGCCGCTCCTGCCGACGTCCAGAGCCTCGGCCGTCTCTTTTGCGTCCGCTGCCCTCTGGCGCTCGTCGTTGTACGCCTTCAGTGCCGGTAGTGCTTCACCCCACTTGGAGACAACGGCCTGTACGAGCTCCGCTTCCTTTTTCAGAGTTGCCTCTGATTTCGCGCCGCCAAGCTCCAGCGAGCTGAAATACTGGATAGCCGCAGCGGAAGCGCCAACGAAGCCTATGACTGCCAGAGACTGCCAACTAATGAGCGACTTAAACGCTGCACCAAGGCCGCTTATCACACTCTTGCCGTTGCCCATCGTGGCAATGACAGATGACAACTGCGTGCCCTGCTGCAAGGCAATCTGCAGAGGATTCATGCCCATCGCCGAGGTTACGGCGATATCTTGAAACTGGGCGGCAATGTTGGCGGTCTGAAACCCCTGAGCCGACCCGCCGCGAGGCGTAGCCGCCAGAGCGGCATTCCTGCCCTTGATCGCAGCCGTGCTTGCCAGAGCGGCCTGACGCTCGCGCTGAATGGCCGAAGCCATCTCGTTCGCGGAGATGGCGCCGACTGCGTGAGCCCGCTTAATATCGGCAACGGCTGATTTGTAATTGTTGATCGTCGCAAAAAGCGGCGAGTAGCGAGAGCGAAGACGCTCAAGCTCTTTGCCTTGGTCGGCGAGTGCGCCGCTCCACTCCTTGGCGCCGCGGGCGCCGATTCCGACCATGCCGTCGATGCGCTTTTGCAGCGCCGTCGACATGGATTTGTCTATGCCGTTGCCGAGGGCGTTGAACTGTTTTTCGACCTTGCCGGTGGTCGACGAAATGTCCGCCTCGAGTCGCTTGAGGCTCCTTTTGACCGTAGCCAGGTCGGTGCTGATGGAAATTACAAGATCGTCGGTCTTTTCAACCATCAGGCGCATATCCTAGAATAGAAAAGCCCGCGTGGTTGCGGGCTTTTTGGGGGATTTGGAATGCTGAAAACACTTATCCGGAGCTACAGCGGACAAGGTCAGATTGTGCTAACCGATCGGGAAATCGAGGTTGACTACAAGATTGAAGTGAAGGGCAATTCAAATGTCAGGGACGCCACCGGGTTTTTGTCCGGCATAAGCGGCCTCGACCAGATGGAATTAATGACCGACCACAGCCTGTTGAGCTTGCGCTTGCATACAGGCGAGATAGTGGAAATCGTCCTATTTGGCGGATCGCTAGGTTCGCCGCTACGGATAGGCGTCAACACACCTATGCCTGGCCTCGATTAAGGGCAGCCGCGATCCGATCGTTTTTGTCGCGCACGAAGCACCGACCTGCTCGAGAACGAATCTGCCATCCTTGCGTAGTTTTCAAGGGAGGCAGCGGAATCTCTTCCGCTTCTGCGTTTCCGTGCGTAGCGACAAGCCGCTGAAAATCAGAACGTCCCACAGTTGGGACGTTGTCCAGTTCATTCATCTCATCACCCATACTTCGCCAGCAGTGCGTTCATTTCCCCGCCAGACGGGGCGCTCTGCTCACCCTCTGCACCATTTGCTTCATTGCGGCCGTGGATTGCCTCAAAGAACTCGGTCAGGGAGGCGTCCCAAAAATCAGCGGGACGCCAACCAAGACCACCGAGCGCAATGCGCATCCAGTCGCGCCAAGGGAATGGCGCGCTTACTTCGTCACGTCCGCGACCGCTTCGACGTTTCCCTCTTCACCATCATCGAAATGATGAGCGAGGGCAGCGTTGAATGCTGCGGCGCAGTCCTTAAAGTGCTTCAACTTGAGCTTCTGAATCGCAGCAAGCCGATCGCCTTTGATGGTCAGCAATTCAATGCCGGCCAACACAGCGGCCGCCTCAACGCCAGACAGGCGCATGAAGAGATCCTGAAAGGACTTGCAGTCCAGCCTCGTCGACACAGCGGCGAGACCGGACATTGTGGCGGCGATGACGAGTTCAACGCCATCGATCGTCAGCAGAACTTCGCCGCGGGCGCCGTTCACCATTACGCTCTCCTCTTTAGCCATGGATTACACCTCAGCCGTAAAGGTCAGCTCACCGGCCGCAACGAAGGTCGCGCTGAATTCCATGTTCGGCTCAACGTCGCCAGAAAATTCGAAGTCCGTGACCATCCAAGAGCCCTCGTAGGTGCCGTCGCCAGGAACGACGACCTGCGCATTGAAGGCGCTGGACGCGCGAACAAAGCCCATGAAGGTCGTCATTGCGGCGCCCGCAACGAACGCTCCAGAACCAGAGAAGGTGCGGTTCGAGATGCCGGGACGGCTGGTCTTCTGTACCGGGCCGCCAGGATTAGTGCAGCTCGGCACGGTGGTGTCGATCTCGTTCGCCGACATGTTGAAGCTGCGCGTCTTCAGTCCGCAAAGGTTGCTGAAGACTTCCGGCGTGGCGCCGTCGCCGATCTTGATGAGAAGCAGTCTGCCAAGTTGCTGACCAGTTGCCATATGTTAGGTTCCTTCGTGTATGAAAAAACCCGGCAGATGGCCGGGTCGCTTTGGTGATTTTGGTGGTGTGTGTAGCCGCAGACGCGCTGCTGCTACGGCTTCTCAACATTGGCCACGAAGTCGATGACCGCGTGAGATGTAAGCCCATCGGGATCGCGAAATACCCGCGTCTGGCGGTGCATGATTGAGATCAGGCGGTTTGTTGCGAGCGTCAGTTGTGCCAAGTGCAGGGAATCCGCCATTGCATCAGCGATCCGCTTAACTTCCGGAAAGCCGACAGATCTCGACCAAACCGTGCATCGTCACGTAGATTTCGCCGCCGCTGATGCATGTAGCGTCGTCACGCAAGAACTGCGCTTCGCCGATGGTCACATAGGGGTACGTTACAGGGTCAGGTGGCTGGTCGTAGACACGCCGAGAGATCAGCGCCGTCAAGGCAGCATCTGCCTTCAGGCGCGCTACTATGGCGACCTGCAGTTCCCATTCTGGACTAGCCATCAGCGTTTACCCTGCGCTTCCCTAACGCCTTTGTTAACGGCCGCCAGCAGTTTGCGGCGGGCCGCTTTGCGGTAGGCTCGCCACGTATGAAAGACGTGCGGTTGCGCGGCTGTGCCTGGGTGCATCTGCGCTTCGCCGCTAAAACTGATGTTGCCTCCGCCTGGGGCGACATTGTGCGGGGCAGTTCCGAATTCCAAGAAACGCCAGATGTATTCGGCGAAGACTCCGGTTGCATCCTTGTCCTTGGTCTGCGTAATGCCGATCTGCTTTTTGTCTGGGTTGTCCGCCAGCCGAGCGCCTTGGATGCTGGCCGCGTAGTCGCCAGTTGCACCACGAGGCGCTTTTGCGGCAATGCGGGTGGCTGCTTCCTTGGCAATCTCGAGCTTCGCCTCGGCTGCGTACTTCTCGACAGCAGGCGCTAGCTCGTTCAGCCTTCGCGTAAGGGCCTCACGGCCCAAAATCTTCGCCTTGAACGCCATCACGTCGCCGCCCCATCATCAACCAGCAGGTCGAGCCACGCGTTTTTCTGGTCTGGGTTGGTGACGGTCCTGATATTCATCACGCGCGACGCGTTGCGAGCATCCACAATGCGCCATGCGGTAGTCACTTCGCGCGCAGCAGCGCAACTGCGAATTCGAACCGTGTAGGGCTGAACGCCGACAAGGCGCGCAGCCTGCACAGGCTCGCCGCCCCTAAGCGGTATCAGCTCGGCTGCCGATGTGAAGACCGTTTCGTACGGTCCTGAGACTTCATTCCCAGCCCCATCGTCAATGGCCTCACGTTTCTGAAAGTGCAGCCTTTGATGCATGCGGCCGGCGCTTGGTTTCTTGGCCATCCGTGTTCTCCTTGCGAGGCGCCGAAACCTTCACCGCGGCGCCCTTGCTGATGACCTCGTCGGCGCAAGCCCTCGTGACGTTCAGCGTCATTCCGGCTTTATAGGCGATGGTGAAACCCGGCTGCACCCAGTTGAAGTTGTCGGTGAACCGGACCCACATTTTAGAGCGTCACGCCAGGATCTTGGACGTCGACCGACAGAACGGTCGTCGACTTCGCAATTCCGACCTGAACAGCATCCATTCCCGTCGCCAGGTCTGCGCGAGGGCAAAGGCCGCCAGCCGTGCCGCTGAGCCAGTAGTCAGTTCCCGCGACCAGCGTGGCGCCGATCGTGATGTCACCAGACTTGTGGATCGACACGGGCTGGTTCAGCGAGGCGCCGTTCAGTGCGATACCGTGCACCTGCCGAGTGCCTGTGCCGTTGTTATCGGAGAGAAGCCATTTGTTTGTGGCTGCGTCCAAATAAATCGCCTGGCCAGCCGTTATGGTCGCGCCAGCAGTGCCAACGTCGCGCGTGGAGTTCGTGCCGCCAACGACGAGGGCGGAATTTATGCTCAAATCGGCCATGAAATGTCCTTTTCAGTCAGGCCACTCGGCCGACTCTGTAGCGTTCAAGAATTGATGCGACGCCTAGCGGCAACTCAGACAAGCCGCCGTCCGCTACCGCTTCACGGTTCTCGTAGAAGTGGCCAACAAGCAGCAGCAGCGCCCATCGGAGATCCTGCGGCAAAGTTTCATGGCCGCATTCAAACGTGACCTTCACCGCTCCCGGTTCGCACACGATTGACGGCCACGATGCGTCTCTCGCGGACCAGATCCGCAGCGGCTGCTGGTCTAAGTCGTATCGCAAGCCCGTCACAGACTGCTCTACGCCCGCATCATCTCGGTACGTGACCGACGTCACGGCTGTCACCGGGCCAAGTGGAACGATGATCTCGCAGGGGAAATGGTCGAGCGACAGCCGCCAGGTCTGCGAAAGCAGCGCAATGCCAATGCCGCTCGGGCCTTCGATCGATGCTTCCGCGGCTGCAATCATAGAGGTGATGTCATTGTCGTCATCGTCGTGGAATACGCGCAGATGGCGCTTACCCTCTGCGAGGGTCACGGCCGGTCCTGCCGGCGCAACCGTTCTGACCAGCCGTGTCCATTCGTTCATTTGCGTCGCCTTTTGGTGGCTGTCTCAAGTGCCGGCCGCGCAACGGCAGCTTCTGGGGTGGGCACAGCAGCGGCTGTCTCTTCAACGGGCTCGCACTTGCGCTCCCATCCAGCGCCAACTTTGGCGGCAAAAACGTCGGCGTCGACGATCTGCCCCCAGCCATAGGTGAAGCCATCTCCGGCGAGGCTTGATGTAACTCGTACGTTCATGAGGTGGTCGGGCGGCGCTTGGCCGCCCGCTCCCTATTAGGATGCAGCGTGCTGCAGGACTTTGACTGCGCCGGCATCGAGCAGTTCGCCGTCGAGGCGAGTGAAGCCAATGAAACCGGTCTGATCGTAATCAGCATAGCGCTCGACGAGGCGGCGGATCGCGAATTCACGAACCATGCGGACGACGTAGCGATTGAACGCGCCAAACGCGACGGACTTGTTGGATGCGCCGATCGCAGCCATCGCCTGGTTGATAGAATAGGGCTTGTCGAGAATGGTCGCCGGGGCGCCCGTCCTTACATCGGCGGGCTGCCAGATATAGTTGCCCGTAACGGTGTCTTTGATCTTGCGCAGCGACTTGAGCGTGCCGTCGTTGAACATGAATCGAACCGACGGGTCATCGCGGTACGCCGGATCGACTGCGTGGAACAGCTCGATCATGTCGTCGAAGGTGAGCGCAGCGGCAGCAGCAACGCCGGTCACAGCGGTGGCTGCCGTGACGATGCCGTTGGGCTTCGCGGAACCGTCGCCCACGGTCAGGTGGCGGTTGCCAATCCGGCCAATACGCTCCGCCATCGCGGAACGCACAGTCCCTTCGACGTCAATAGCCGAGTCCTGCAGGAGCTCGGCGGAGACCAGCACGACACCGGAGGTGTATTTGTACGCCTCAAGTGTCTTGGTGCCGAATGCCACTTCGGTCTCGGTCACCTGCGTGTTCTCGCCAATGAGCGAACCTTCGTTGGAGGTGTCGTCCATAGTCGGCCACGGGATCGAGTTGCCGGCGGTCGTGGTCAGCACGCGAGTGACGCCTGGATCCAGCATCGGACCCCAAGCCTTCAGCGACTTGACCAGTTCGGCCATGAAGCCTTCTGGCACAAGGTAACCGCCCTTGGAATCGGTGCCGACAGCCTGAGCGCGCATCTCGCGAACGATCTTACGCTCCTCGGCCGGCATGTCTTCGAGCCCGTGACGCAGATAGCTCCGGAAGGCGGCAGCGCGGGCTTCGTCGGCGTTCTCCTGCCGACCACCCTGCACCGACCGATCTTCACCGGTCGGGCGGCGATCGTCAGCGGCGTTCAAGTCGCGCTCGCGCGCTTCCAGGGCCTCTTCACGCTTGATCCGCACTTCGAGGCGGTCGTATTCGGCCATTGCGGCATCGTGTTGGGATTCGAGTTCGGCGACACGTGCCTCTGCCGTGTCGTCCTTGATATCAGCGAGGAGCGCGCGAGCCTCGGAAACGAGCTTCTGCTGCTTTTCGCGCAGTTCGGAAATTTTCATGTCATCTTCCCATAAAAAAAGACCGCGAATGGCGGCCTTACTGTGGTGGTTTGGTGGGTGACAGCGCTTGGTCAGCGCGTGCTGCGGACCCTGAGGTCAAGGTCCATTTTCAGGCGGGCTCTGTGGCCCGCCCTGCTTACCGGCGCTGCCGCCGGATCTCTGTTTTCTTCGTTGCCAGAACGAGCGTCCCGCCACTCTTGCAGCGAACGCTTTCCGAGCTCGGTGTCGTCGTAGGCTGGCCACGCGACCGCCGACACCTCGTAGAGTTCGACCTTGTGAATGGTGCGGATCGGCATCTCGCCAGTTTCGTCCCACTCATCATGCTTCACGGCGAAACCGAAGCTCATCCCAGAAATATCGCCCCGCTCGACAAGCGTCCAAAGGTCGTTGCCATCGGTCGTGTCAGGAACATCGACCTCTACGGCCAGGCCGCGGGAATCCTCTGACAAGCGAAGAGTGCCGCTCTTCGTGCGCCCAATGACGCGGCCGGCATCGTGGTCGACTAGCGCTCTGACGTCGCCCGCGATCGCCTCAGCAAAAGCCCCGGGCGCAATGCGCTCGATCCACCAGCCACCGATATCGGCGCTGACATCGAAGACAGCCGCATACCCAACAAGGGTCCGCTTCTCGTCCCCGGCGCGGGTCTCAACGCCCAGCGTGCCGCCGCGCTTTTCTATGTTCTTCATGCGGCGTCCGCCTCGTCTTGTTTGTTGTCGTTTGCTGGCTGCTTCGCGACCATGCTTTGCATACCCAGAGGGACAGTGGCGCCTTGGATGTGAAGCTTTTCCGCTTCACCTCCATGCTTCGGCCAATTCTCCATCGCGCGCACCTCATCGGGTGTGTAAATGGCGTTCTGGATGCCCTTGGCGTAGCCTTCCATACGGGTGCGAAATTCGCCGCGGAGCAATCCGTCGATGTTGAATTCGCAGAACTTGGTGCGGTTACGCGCCGAAAACAGCTTAAGGTTTAACTCCTGCTCCCACGCCTTAACCCACTGAGAGATAAGGTGCTTGGTCAACGCGAGGTCTTGCTGTTCCGTGTTGCTGAACGTTCCGTGTGTTAGGTCCTGCAGGAAGACCGGCGGGAGGCCGTAAATACGTGCGATCTCCTCGATCTGCATCCGGCGGGACTCCACCATCTGCGATTTATCCGGATCGACGCCCACGGCCTTCAATTCATGCCCTGTCGGCATGATCATGACGTTTCTACGCTCGGCGTTGGCGTCTCGGACGGCCTTCTCGACGTCTTGCGACGCCCTCGATGCGGCTGCTGGTGACGGCATCGGGCCATAGAGTGCCAGCGGAGGAACCCCGCCGTTCGCAAAGAATTTGCGAGCATACTCGTCGAGCGCAAGCGAAAGCCCAACAGCACCTCTCAGCTTCGTTACCGGGTCGACGTGGGAGACGCCGTCCGGTTTAAGCATGAAAGTCAGATCGAGGACTTCGTTGGCTGCATAGGTGACTTTCCGTCCACCGTCATCGTAGTGGTAAAGCTTCCGTCCGCTCTTGCGCTCGATCGTCAGCGTGTCGGTGTCAAGCGGCCAAATATTCATCACCCTGCCGGCCTTGTTTCGCTCGATGAACGAAACACCGCGGCCACGCAGCAGGACGTTAATCATCACGCCCTTTCGCCACATGAACGACGTGAGCTCGTCGTTTGGCGCGTCATGAAGGATGCCGTAAAGCGGGTCAGACTCGACGGTGTCACGTCCCTCTCCGCTCTTTTTGAATACCTGCAGCGGAAGACTGGCGATCGTGTTTGCGATGAAGTTCACCGCGCACCACACCGCCGGCACCTCAAGCGCCGTTTCGTGCGTCACGACAACTCCGGCCACGCCGTGCCATTCGCCCATCAGCGTGCGCCAGGCGTTCACGTCGGAGAGTGGAACGCTCGGATTCTCCAGGCTCGCTCGCGTCTCCGCGGCGGCTTTTCTAAATGGCCACATCAAACCACCGCTATTTTGAAGTTGGGATCTTCCCAGGGGGACGGGGCCTGAGCTCCGCCAGATGACCGCAGGTGCAGCCCGAGATTCATGATCAAGGCGATCGCGCCATCAATCTTGTTTTCCGGCCGTTCTTTGCGCGGGTAGACGTTTTCTTTCGCGTCGTAGTGTCCGACAACGTTGCCAATCATCCACGACAGAGGGTCGCGGGGGCCGTAAGGGTGGGCAATCTTTCCGGAGCGCATAAGCGCATCGAGTTCTTTCGTCGGCTCCGAGAAATTCTGGACCGTCTGCCGATACTCAACGACGTTGGCGCCCTGCTCGGAGAGATGGTTGGCCATCTGCTGCGCTTGCCAAGGGTCATACGCGACCTCGACAACCTCGAACCTGGACGACATGTCCATGATGTCGGCCTCGATGCGGTCGATATCGATCACGTCTCCAGGCGTGGCGATCAACTTGCCTTCCACCTCCCACCCTTTGTAGGAGTCGTTGCGGCTTTCAATGATTGCCTGCTCCGGCACATAGAAGCGAGCGAACGGGTAAACCTTGTCGCCGCGCTCAAACAGCGCCACGACAGCGGCAATATCCACCTTGGAGGCAAGGTCGACCGCAATGCGGCAGGGGTCGCCGACGAAGTCCTCAATGTCGATCTCTTCGTCGAAGCATCGGTCCCAAGCGCGCATGTCGTAAAGCGCCTCGTTAGTCTGGATCCAGACGTTCAGGTGCTTCGTCAGGAAGTTCGCCTGAGATGCCGGCGACGACATTGCCTTGCGGCAAAGCGCAGCTATGTGCTCCGGCTCGACCGATATCCCGTAGTTCGGATTCGCCTTTCGCCACGTAGCCTCTTCGGTCCAGTCATCGTCTTTGTCGATCGTGTAGATGATGCCGAAATAGGTATCGTCCTGCGCCGTGCCCTTGAGAATGTTGATCGTATAGGCGCGGTGCTCGTAGCAGATCCCGGTCTTGTCGGCGCCGGCCGTGGTGATGGCCCAGACCATAGATTGATTGCGCTTGCCTGCGCCGGTTTCGATGGCATCGTAAACGCCTCGATCACGGTGCGCATGCAACTCATCGATCAGAGCAAAGTGAACGTTCTTGCCGTCGAGGGAGTCGGCGTCTGCCGAAAGCGCCTCAAAATAACTGTTCGACCGCATCTGAATAATACGGTGCGCCTCAACATCGATACCGAGCGCCGTTCTCAATGCCGTGGCGCGGCGAAGCATTGCCTGCGCAGCCGAAAACGCGACCTTAGCCTGGTCTCGGGTGCGCGCCGCAGAGTAGACCTCGGCGCCGCCTTCCTTCTCACCAAAACCGCAATACAGCGCTGGTCCGTCAGAGAGTGTCGTCTTGCCGTTGCCGCGGGGCACTTCTGTGTAGGCGCGCCGGAAGCGTCGCTTGCCGTTGTCGTGCCGCAGCCAACCGAATGCAGCTGTCAGGATGAATGACTGCCACGACTCAAGCGTGAGGTTCTGGCCCGCCAGCGGCCCCTTAATGTGCGGCAGAAAGCAGGTGAACTTGCAGACGCGCTCCGCTGCATCGTGATCGAAATAGTATAGCCACCCCTCCGCGCTTATCGAGCGGGCAATATCATCCAGCTGCCGTTGGCACGCCTGCTGTACGTACTCGCACGCTGGAATGCGGCCTCCAACCACATCAACAGCATAACGGTAGCCGGCCGCAACGTGCGGATACTTCTCGGCATCAATGTCATATTCCATGATCTCACTTGAAATCCGCGAACGGGTCCGCCTCCGGCTCCTTGGCGCCTGGCGCCTGAACCTTGCTTCGGTCGGTTGGGCTGAAGCCGAGTTTGGCCAGTGCGCCGATCAGTTTGGAAATGCCGCCGCCATCGAGTGCGTTCTTGCGAAACAGCGCCATTAGCTTGACGGTGATCTCGAGCATCAGCCGGTCTGCGTCGGTGAGCCAAAAGCCGTAGCCGGCGAGCTCATCCCAGAGCTTCCGCTCATCAGCGTCGAAATGTTCAGGGGTCACGCCCACCGGACCATTCGGTCTCGGCTCGTTTTTCCGCGCGGTCTTGCGTTGCGGATCTTTCTTGAAGGCGCCCTTCAATTCGAGGGCAGCCGTCGGCTTCCTCGGCCTTGCCATGGCACCAAACTCCGATTTCGAATTTTGCGGACGTGAATTTTTTCTTAGGCCGCCGGTTGGCGGCAGAACGGGGCGAGCGATGTTCCCCGCCCCTCCCCTTTGCGCTCCTCGCGCTGCTTGGCACTGTTATGGTGGTGGGCACATAGGGACTGGAACGGGCCGGACCAAAAGAGTTCTTCACTGCCGCGGTGGGGCGTGACGTGGTCACAAACGGTTGCGGCTTCGACGACCTCATCCTCAAGGCACATGACGCACAGGGGATGAGCGCTCAACTGCGCTTCTCTGATCGATCGCCAACGCTTGGTGCCGTACCAGGCGCGCCAGGGCGTATCGTACCGGCCGCGATCTGCATCACGCTTTCGCTCTTGTGTGGAGCGCTGGGATGGCGGGCGAAATGGCTGAGCGCGTGAGGGCATTGCAGTTCTCGCACGTGACGACTCGCTATACTGTCGCGGCATATCGGTGGGGGAAATGATGTCGCTAAACCAATTCCAGATAATCAAGTCTCTCGGCGAGGCTCTTTCGTGGTTTGAGCGGGAGCTCTCGTGGGGCGTCCCCGCCGCAGAGCTCAATCACCTGACAGGCAGAATCGGTGAGCTTTACACGGCCATGTTCACCTATGGACAGATGGCGACGGAGGTGAACCAACGCGGCTATGACGTCGTCAGCGCTGGCGGTGAGCGCATTTCCGTGAAAACGATAACGTCTAGCAACCAAGTCGGCTTTAATCACAATACGTTCGAGTACGTCGACCGAGTAGTCGTCCTCCGCATCAACACGGAGGACATGGCGATCGAGATCCTCTTAGATAAACCTGCGAGCGAAGCGCGAGCCATCATGAGAGAGGACAAAGCCGGGAAGTTGATCTTCCCGATCTATCGATCTGCGGCCCAAGCCGATGACGTGTCCGTTGCCGACCTGCTGGTCACCAAAGAAGCGCAATACAAAGGATACAGGCTCAAGCAATACGAGAACGGGACTGTCCAGGTTATCAAAGATGATGAGCTGCAGCAGCCCGCGCTTCCGATCCTGCGAGAGTTCGCGGCAGAACTTCAGGTCGACCCGCTCAACAGCACAGGCTCGCCGAAGAATACTCGTTATTTGGGTGACCAAATCATTCGCAAGATTATCGAGCTGCAATAGCGGCCGGCTCAACCGTTGCCGGGAGCCGGCCGCATGATCGCCCGTCGCCGAGAGGAGGCAGCGCCAGGTAATGGGGTGTCCTCGTTTCGGTGCCTCGACTCTAGATCGCACTTGATGCAGAGATGATCGGACGCGAACACGAGGGACCACTTTGCGCGCCATTATCATCTCAGCAGCTATCGTTGCCATTTTCCCGATTAATGTATTTGCCTACTGTTCGGAGCCGAGCGCTCCGAGCTGTGCATCCAGCTTCGGCTCATTTGACGACGAGTGGGAGTTTGACAGGTGTAAGCGAGACATGGAGGCGTATCGTTCGGAGGTCGAAGACTTCATCCAGTGCAACAACGAAGAGGCCCGTCGCGCTCAACAGGCTTCCGAAGAAGCCGCATCTGAATACAGCGATGCTGTCGACAGCTTTAATAGGCGCGCAAACAATTAACCTGACGACCTTAGATGGGTACCCGCATTCATCGCTGACGCGGGCTCGGTCGCAAATGAAGCTGCGCACCGAAAAAGTAGACCCGGCGCTGTGGCCGGGTCGTTAAAATATCTTTCAACTAGATACGTCACATCGCGCCACGAATGGGCACCCGTGGTTCAACTTTTTTGTTGTCGTTCGCGGCAGCCAGTGTCTTAGCGGCTTCGATGAGCGCCGCCTTCCCCGCGCGGTCCGCATATCCCTCGGCGTAACCTAGCCGCAGGCCGATTGATTTCAACGTCCCACGAGCGGCGACCTCTTCGACCACTGACGCGACCTCGCCCTGCCGAACTTCGGGCGCTTCCCAGGCCTGTGCTCCACTAGATGAGTTGCCGCTTGGACGTGAAATCCCACCGAGGAATCCAGCGCCTTTGGCCACAGCGGTCTCGCATTTCGTTGCTGGTGCCGGCAGTTCATCGAACGATACGGAACCGTCCACACCCAAACTGCGCAGCAGCTCGCGGTTTGCTTCAACGCCAGCCTGCGGATCGAGCATAGGCGGCAGGACTGGTCTGTCGGACACGTTCCTCGGGAACGACGCGGCTTGCATAGGCGACGGTGTGGTCGCCCTTGTTTCGAGATAGCGTTGCGGGCTGCGGTGCGATGAATTGCTGCCGCTGCCAGCCTTGACGCGATCGACGGGCCGAAGCTTGTGCCCCTTTGCTGTCGATCCCCATTCAACGAGCAGGCCGTCGCGGAACTTCAGCGAGCCTAAGTTGATGCGCTCGCCGTCTTCATCAGCTTCTACTACGAGGCCCGCACCCACATGGCGCACGCCATTCCTGACATAGACGCGGAAGGCATCGCTGGCGGCCTTCATCAGTTCGCCGACGGCAGGCCGAATTTCCTGGCTATTATCCTCGGCATCCGCGGACCAGTTGCTGGACGGCTTTGGTAACGCTGCGGCCAGCGCCGGCGCGAGCTCTGGGAAGCTATCGAACAGCCACCGTAGAGCTGGCAGCGTGCCGCGGTAGCGAGGCTGGCGAGCTTTGCGGGGTTCGTTGTCGTTGGCGGCTTTTGGGAGGCGCTCGGCCGTGAAGGCGGCGCTGAAAGACTTGAACTTCAATTGGCGTCCTCCTCGGCTGCCTTGTTGGTGACGAGCCGGATTCGCTTGTTGTCGTTGGCAGGCACCAGAGACCCTGCATCCGTGATGGTCGGCCGCATTGCTGCGGCGTCGTTCAATTTTTCAAATCCTGCCCGCTGCCCGCGCGGGAGATGGAAATCCTTGGTCATGGCTGGGGCCGCTCCGCGGCCTGGGAATGGGCCGCCCTGAGTGCGATGGGAATTTCTGATCATGAGTGCTCCTGCTGAAATGGGGCACAGAAAGGATCCTGCTTCGGCAACGAGCAGGAAGTGGCGGAATCTGGAACAAGCGGAAAGCACTACATATAGCGTAACTTTACAAAAATGTCAACCCAAAGTTAGTTGACTTGCTATCCGAAATGTGTCTTCGGAGAACGCGCTGCTCCCGCGAAATCGAGGCGGCCGGCGATGTGGCCTAACGGAAGTCAGCCCGGATGATGACCAGCTGTTTGCTTGCTCTGGTTATGGCAGTGTAGAGCCAGTTGGGGCGGTCCCTGCCTAGGTAGTCATCGATGATGCATACCTTCTCCCACTCGGACCCCTGAGCCTTATTGACCGTTATGGCCCATCCCCACTCTGCCTGAATGCAGCGACGCTTTGCCAATCGCTCGTTGAGTGCCTGCTGCGTCGGTTGCCAGTCCCATTCTTCGAATGGAAGCTTCCACAGACTGAGATCCTGAACATAGGTGTCCCGGCCGTCCACGGTTTTTAGCGTCACTGGAAGGTCTATTGGATCCTCCCTGCCGCGAACCTTTATTTCCCCTTCGCGCTCCCCGTCGTACTCAACCTCGATCATCGAGCCATTGGAGACAAATGCATCGCCAAGGTCGATATTTCCAATAGATATGAGCTTCTCGGATCTATTGCCGACTGGAAAAGTGCCGAGCACGCCAGCCTGCTGCTTCATGTACCAATTTATGATTCTGCGCGTGTCATTCTTCCAGCAGATGACCTGGTCGAAGTAATGCAGGTTGATGTCGGTGTCGTTGCATATCTCCTCGATGGTCCAACCGCGCCTGTCGTAGATAGAAACAAAGTCCTCCCTATCCTCTGGAGCGAAGTGGGTGTCTCCATTACGTGCGCGCGTTGCGAAATCAAGGATACTGGAATCGCCGGCCTGCCGGTGAACCTGGGTCAGTTGCGCGTATGGCTCGATCGGCTCAAGAACCTTTGACGGCGCCTTGTCCTTTTCGATCGCCGGCAACTGTGCGGGGTCTCCCACGAAGATGATAGGCAGGCACAGAGACGCCAGGTCATTAAACATCGAGTTCGCCACCATGGAGCACTCATCGACTACCAGGAGCCTGATCTCTGACGCAACGGCGGCCGTTCCGAGGAAGGTGAACTCCGGCTGCGGTCTGGAAGAAGGGCTTGCCAGTTCACGCTCCACAATGGCGAGGCGGCGGTTAAGGGCTTCACGGTGCTCTGTCTCGCCAGAGAGCTTATCGTTGATGCTGTCCCTTTCCTCCATGAGGGCATTCATTTGGTCTGTATTGTCCCGAACGAAGCGGTACAGGGCTCGATGAATGGTGGTTGCCTTGCACCCCTTGGACGTCATGACTGACGCTGCCTTGCCCGATGGCGACATATACATTATTTCGTCAGCACGAAGCCCTAGGCGCTTGGTCAGCTGATTCAACACGGTTGTCTTGCCTGTGCCCGCATAGCCAAACAGGCGGAATACTGGATGCGAAACCCTGCCATGCTTGTACCAATCCATGGCGTATAAGACCGCCTCTTCTTGCTCCTCAGAAAGCTTCATTTTTCCTCCTCGCGTGCGCACGTAAGCGAAACAGCCGATTTCGTCGTGCAGAATGCTGTTTTTCGGGTGTCCCGTTATAAAAATTCCATGCCTTGAATATAACTATATGATATATATCGTTTTTTTACCTATTAAGGCATGGGAAAGAGGGGGTGAAAGGTATGGTGGAAGGGGTGATTTTGAGAGGGTGCGTTTTCCGGTGAAGGTATGGGGAGGGCTTTCGCGTCCACCCCCTCTTTTTTCGGTCTATTCCAGCCCAACCCCAGCGCTATTCCCTGCCTTACTCCACCCACGGATTCTGGATTGTTGCGTCCTTTGGCATCGACGTGACACCCCAATATCGCACCTGCGTTTGACCGCTTGGTGCTATCCAACTCGCGAGATGCACCTCCTTGGCCTTTCGAAGGTTGAGGAGGATGTCGTCTATTCGCCTGTTCTGGATCGACCCCGCTACGGTCTTCAGGACCATCCCGTGCGTGATCCCGGTTTTCTTCGTGCGGGTGACGATATTTCGGACCCGCATGTATTCCTTTTGCAAAGCGTTATCTGCGATGTTCTCCGTGGCGCCCGTCATGATGACGTTGAGGGCATTCTCAGCAATCGCGTTTGCCCACGCCTGGATCTGGTGAGTTATGACGGGATGCTGATAATCACAACCGGCCGCAACGATGAGTGCGAGGCGACCCGCGTTCTCCGCTACACGGTTCAGGATTGGCCGGTATTTCGGGTCAACCCTCCTCTTACGTCCGCGGATCTCGTTGTCGAAATCCTCGAATAGCATCTGGACAGCACGGCTTTCCCAATCAGCAGTGACCATTGGGTATGGCGCCGCCTCGCTGGACGCCGCCAGAGCGTACATCGGCCCATGTGAGTACCTGCCCTTGCCCGTAGCGCCGAGAAGGTTCTTTACGTGCTGCGATAGATAGTTCGGCACGTTGTCCGGACCACACTTCGGGTTCATCACCTTAACCGGCTCAGCGTTGCCAACGTCGATTAACACCAGGCGGCCGAGCAGGCCTTCTGAGATATTGCCGGACGACAAGGCATCCCAAAATGTCGTCGGTGTCGAAATGCCGTGGATGCTAAAGCAAGGCTGAACGATGCGTGGGATATTGCCTGCCGCCCGCTCCATGCCTCCCCAATACCCCATTGGGGCACCTGTGAGCTCCATCAGCGCGCTTCTTATTTCGTCCTTGCCCTCGGATATATTATCGCCAGCAATCGTCTTTAGGAACGATCCGAACTCGTCAACAACTGCGACGCATGATGGTGACTTTCGCAGCTTTGTTGCGATGCCGGGCATGCTTCGGATCTTATCCATGAAAATAGACTGGGAGACCGCAGATCCGATGTCGGTGCTATCCGCAATCGCTGCCGATGTTCTGATAGTGTTGTCCTTTCCGAAGCCGGACTCCGCCAGGCCAATGGCGTAGATGTTAGAGCGCAGCTTGGTAGGCCCTTTGTACCGCCGACCGATCAGGCCGCCAGTGAGGGCAATCGCCGATACCAGGGCCAGATGAGGCGACGGGAACCTGGCGCAGTCCACGATGAAACGAGCGAACTCACCAACAGCGCCGGGCGGGAAGCAAAGGCTTTCGGGAAGGCCAGTCACCTCTTCGGCGGTTTCCGCCTCGTAAACCTCTTCGTCGTGGTCCTCGTCGTCATTAGCTGCAACTATGGCTGGAGTTTTGGTCAGCGATCCGAGAGTCATCCTCACGCCAAGGTCACGCTGCCAGCCAAAGTCTGCCGGATCGCGGCCCAGCTTTTCGCAGAGCCAATGGGCCGCGTCTTTCGGCGTTGGCGCACCTCCCCACTTCTCGACAAGAGAGATGGGTGTCTCAGACTGCTCGAGGCCGAAATCTTGAATTCCGTCGCGGTGAATGCTTATGTCTTCCTGCAGATCGCGTCCAAGATCGCGACTGGTAATGCGCCACGCTCCCGTGCCAACCTCTTTGCTGGCGGAAGAAAATAGCGACTGCACCCACGCGTCGGTATTTTCGAGCGCGGCGGTGTTAACGCGCTGCCAGAATGTCGCCCCACCGTTGGACCGCAGCGCCGTCTTTTTCTGTTCACGAACAGGTGCGCCGTGAGTGCGGAGGTAGGTGTCGGCCTGATTAACGAAATCCGCGATGCTCGCTGGCGTGATCTCGGGGAGATCAGCAAAGGGAATGTCGAGCGGCGATGGGCCAACCCACGTATACGGAAGCTGCGTGTCAGGATGAATGCCAAACGCCAGAACCTGCTGGCCGTCCTGCATAACCTCCACCTGGGATTTGTGGCCGCCCACTATGTATTCGGGTGTTTCAACCTTCTTCCCGACCTCCGTCGCACGGAAAAACAGGCATACCTTCGGCGCCTTCCCGATGCGACGTAGCGCGCGATCGGCGCCCGGAAGCGCGTCGGCTATTGTCAGCAGCGCGGCTGCTGTTTCGGGATCCGGCGCGTCGATGTCAAGAGCCACGAGGGGGCCGCAGAGGAGGCCCGTATTCTGATAGGACGGGTTGGAGGCCGTGAGGGCCGAGATCTCTTCGATCGAAGAGACTGGAGTTCTCCAGCCGGCAACATCCGAAATCTTGCCTCTCGCGAGTACCGGGCTATACCCGTGAGCGAACAGCGCCAGGCGGATTTCGAGAGGCGAAAGGATATCAGGCTGCTGCGCGTGCTGCATTTTTGGTCTTTTCTCCCAGGGATTTCATTGCCTCGGCAGCCAGATCGGCCGCCAGCTCGGGTGCGAATGTTGCTACGTTGGTTCCGTAGGCGCTTGGCGCGTACACTCGGAGCGATCCGTCTCGAGACCGCACCAATTTCAGATTGAACATTCGAACGTCGGCGCTGATTTCAGCGTCGAAGCGGGCGATGGTGTTTCCGCCGCCCGGGGCCTCTGGTCGGATTGAAATAATCCTCACCTGTCGCCTCCATTGTTCAGCGCCGCCAATACAGCCTCGGCGACCCAGTCGATATTCGCCTCGCGGGAGAAAGGATACGCCCGTCATCGGGCCGTATGTCCTTGCCATCGATCTCTTCGATTTCTCCAAGCTCGAAGCCGCGGGCGGTTCTGTTTAGTGCGATTGCGTAAAGCATAGTCCTCCTCGCCGGCGCCAAGGGCCGGTCGTGCTTGTTCGCTGATTGTGGTGGTCATTAACTGTCGAGTGCCGATCGACAAGGATCAGGCACCGCGATTGCCTTTGCGGCCCGTCAGTCCGGCCATATTTTGATGTGGGTTCTGATGCCGGCGGACTCCAGCACGCTGGCCATGGCCCGCGATGCCGCCTCGAGAATAACAATGTTCTGAATGTCGCCGCTGATGTCCGGGGACACGATCCATCCAGGGTGGCCCGCTTGGCCGATTCGAGCCGCGCGAAGGTGCCTGACAAACGGATGTCGAGCATCTCTGATTAGCACGGCGGACATGCCGCAGTACCCGCCGCCACATCCTTTGACAGGGCCGATGGCGCTTTGAGCGGCCACGTTTGCGGAGTGAAGTAGGGCGATTGCTTCTTCGTAGCTCATGCCGCCACCCTTGCGGCAATCTTATTGTCTATCCAAGCCTGAACTTCTGCGCGCACGAAGGCCACGCGGCGCTCCCCCAGTTCGACAGCAACCGGGAAGCGCCCCTCGGCGCGGTAGCGGTTGAGCATCGTTCGAGACATGCTGGTCATTCTGCATGCGTGGTTTAGCGATATCAAAACAGGCTCGTTGTCGTTCGCGGCGTTCATGGCGTCTCCTCTGGTCTAAAAGAGCTCTCTGAATCGAGAACTAATAAATGCAAGATAGACATTAATGACAAAAATGTCAATACCGCATTGCGCACATTATTGATTTATGCAATCTTGGGCAAAATTAGAGGTTCGTGGATATGGCGTCGCAAAAGGAATTGATCGCGGTTGTGGCCGACAATATGGGGGTGCCGAAAGAGACCGTCACAGTTGTTGACCGATATCTCGCCGAGGCGGGTCTTCGCACCCGCGCACTGAGGGGGCGCGGCAACACACCGATGACCTATCATGACGCGGCGCATCTGATCATTGCGACGGCCTGGGACGCCAACCCTAAAGACGCTGTTCAACTTGTGAAGGCATATCGAGACCTGCCCGCAAGGCGGGTAAAAGAGACCGCGTTTGTCGCTTTCGACGCGCTAGGTTCAACTTTTGGCGCGGCGCTTGCCAATATGCTTGAGTCCGTGCCTGAAGATCGAGAGGCTTTCAGTGCCGTCGAAGGCGCCCCGGGCCACATGTCGGTCCGGGTGATAATGTATGGCCCAGAGCCCAGGGCCGAAACTATCCTGATGAAGGATGGTCAACCTCACACGTTCGAATTCGGACCGATGTTCAGTCGTCCTATCGATCTCCGCAGGACGGCTGAGTTCAGTCAACTAACGCTCGGTTTCGTCGGAGAGGCGATTGCTGATGGGCTAGCCAAATAATCTGCCCAAGCCTGCATGAGCGCCCTCCTGCGCTCCAGAGCATCGGAGCGCGCATAAGATCGCTCGACGGTATCGCCGACGGCGTGAGCCAAAGCGGCTTCCGCGATCTCTCGCGGAGCATGTGCGACCTCGGTTGAGTAGTCCCTAAAGGATGATCGAAACCCATGGACAGTATAGGCACCACCCCCAGCGGACGTGAGGGCTTTCGACAAGGACATGTCCGACAAAGGCTTCTTGTCTCGGATCCCTGGGAACACCAGATCGTTGATCGACTGCTCTTTCATCTTCTTGAACAGGCGCACCGCTTCATCTGACAACGGCACGCGGTGAAGTTTGCCGCTCTTCATTCGGACGGGCGGGATCGTCCAGACCTTCGCCTTAAGATCGACCTCCGACCACACGGCGCCGCGAACCTCTCCAGACCGGCAGGCCGTCAGGATTGCAAGCTCAAGAGCCCTCGCCGAGACGCCGCCGACTTTGGATAGCGTCTTCATGAATGCAGGAAGTTCGACATACGGCACGGCAGCATGGTGCGACGTAGCGGCTAGCTGGTTCGGCTTGTGCATCGCGTGCTCAAGATTGCCCTTCCAGGCCGCCGGGTTCTCCCCTGCCCGGTGCCCTTCGACCTTTGCAGCATCAAGCACGCGTTCGATGGCCTCGCGAAGCTTCTCCGCAGTCTCCTGTTTTGAGCCCCATATCGGATTCAGAACAGCGATAACGTCTTTCGTCTTGATGCTGGCCAGCGACTTCGCACGAATCGGTTTGGCATGGTTTTCGAGAAGGTTTCGCCACCTAGCCTCGGTCTTGGCGCCTCGCCACCTCCCAGCCTTCACAGCTGCGTCAATGAACGCGTCGGCGTATGCGCCGAAGGTCGTCAGCTTTGGAGTATCTGCCTGCTCTTCCTTGCGCGCCGCGATCGGGTCCAATCCTCGACGCACCATCGCTCGCGCTTCCTCTGCCTTCTCGCGCGCATCCGCGAGCCCGACTGTGTGCAGTGGTCCGAGGCCCATCTCGCGGCGCATGCCTGCAAAGGTGTAGCTGAATATCCAGTACCGACCGCCACCCTTGGTGACAAGCCACAGACCGCCGCCATCACGGAGCTTGACCGCTTTGCTGGCAGCGATAGACTTCACTGTAAGGGCGTTTCGAGTATGGCTCCCCAT